AATATACCTAGGCTACTTACGGATTCTCTTAAGGATAAAATCGAGGCAGAAGCTAATAAGTATAATCTATTACGAACTCCAGGAGGTAATACCCTACCATTATGAGTGCTGATCCCTATGCTTCATATCAACTATATAATGCGCTTAAGCTTCATTTTGAAACCCCTAGCTATGATGCTATTAAGTATAACTTTAAGACATCTGTTAACCCGAAATCTTTTCTTAAAAGGAAAGATAAGTATTTCTTTGCCAAGTTAGCTAAAAAGCATACTGATGATTTAATGATGTATTACGTATCCAATTTTAAGTTGGGCCTGAGTTACGTAGGTGACATGATGGATGAGGAAGGGGAAAGGAATTATAGGGATCATAAAAGAATTACGGAATCACTCCATAGAGTGTTTTCGATTGATATAAATACATTAGCTGAAGTAACAGAGAAAGACGATATTACCTTTGACGACTTATTCGTTGCTATTGATAATAGACATCCGATTGTTATAAAGCTATGGATGCAAGAAGAGATTAGTTTAGAGACTGTTGTTATTCTGAATTCCGTTTTAGGGTTTATAGATCGAGAAAGCAAGAACATATCAGAGACTATCACATGGCCTGGTATTAAACGCCGTATTGAAAAGTATACCCCCTTTGTTAGGTTCGATAAAGATAAATGTTTAATTTTATTGAAAAAGAGGTTTACAAAGGATTGAAAGTATGGTATAATATACTATACAAAAAAATACACTGTTAATATAATGCACACAAAAGGAAATATATAAATGTCATTTGCAAATCTAAAAAGTAACCGAGGCTCATCAATTGATGCGCTTGTTAAAGCTGCAGAAGCAGTATCATCCCCCAAATCAGAATCTAAAGGCTATGGCGATGACCGATTCTGGACTCCGACCCGAGACAAAGCTGGTAATGGTTATGCGGTAATCCGATTCCTTCCTGCTAAGGCAGGGGAAGATCTTCCTTGGGTTCGATATTGGGACCATGGGTTTAAAGGCCCAACTGGTCTTTGGTATATCGAGAATTCTTTAACTTCAATAGGTCAGCAAGACCCAGTATCAGAGTCTAACTCTGTTCTCTGGAACACCGGGCGAGACGAAGACAAAGCTATTGCTCGCGACCGTAAGCGCCGGCTACATCATGTAAGTAATGTTCTTATTATATCTGACCCTGCACACCCTGAAAATGAGGGTAAGGTAATGCTCTATAAGTTTGGTAAAAAGATCTTTGATAAGATCATGGATGTTATGCAGCCGCAGTTTGCTGATGAAGATCCAGTTAACCCATATGACTTCTGGGAAGGAGCAGACTTTAAGATCAAGATTCGTAAGGTGGAAGGATGGGTAAACTATGACAAGTCTGAGTTTGCTAGTCCATCAGCTTTATATTCAGGGGAAGAAGATCGTCTTGAAGAGATTTATAATAAGCTTTACTCTTTAAAAGACTTTGTAGATCCTAAGAATTATAAATCTTATGATGAATTAAAGGCTAAGTTTAATCGTGTGGTTGGAGCGGATGCAGGGGTGTCTATGGAAATGCCTATGGCTTCTATGCCTGTAGTACAGCAATCCCCATTCTCAGCCTCGGTAGAATCATCCCCTATGGCAGAAGATTCTTCTAGTAGTGAAGATGATACTTTAAGCTACTTTGCTAAGCTAGCACAAAGCGAATAATAATAACGGTTAGACAACATGGAAGTTTTAAAGGGAGACATTGTGTCTCCCTTTTTTTTACCTTGCAGAAATACTAGCTAGAGTCATTGATGCCCTAGATGTAGGCATCTGCATAATATTAGTTACAGTAGAGTTGTTGGTAGGAGCATTAGTAGTTTGCGCAATCACCTGGGATACATTAGATACCGCTGCTTTATTAGAAGCATCATTATCTCTTGACATACTATTTAATGCATCCCCCGTATTTACAGTTGGTACGCCAAGTGATGTCTGAGTTTCAGACCCCTGTATTTCTATTGGGGCTAATGTTTGTATCCCTAGGGTTTGCCCTGGTATAGCTTCCACAACTGGCTGTTGGGCTAAGGGCGTTAGAGGCTGAACATCTGCTCCAGTATCCTCAGATTCTTTTTTCTTGTCTCTTTCTATCTGCTCTGCAGCCTGCTTTGCATTAACTTTCTCAAGGTTATCAGTAGCCATAGTACTTAATTTATATTGAGATAAATCTGGTATTTCAAAACCTAGGAACTCTGCAATTGCACCGCCGTACTTGTCGACAAAACCTATAATACCGTTAATAACACTTACGAACATATTCACAAGACTAGCAAAGGCATCTTTCATTCCAGCTATGGCCCAGTCAAACATATCACCATAAGAGTCAAAGCCACCAAGCTCTTTTACAGCTACCATTAGTAGTCCAACAATACCTGCTATCGCTAATCCGATTAGTACGAATGGGGCCATTGCTCCAAAAATACCGGTGAAGGTAGCCATAATGCCTGGTATTAAAGTACCCATCATGAACAGTCTAACTACTTGCAGAGCTTTGACTACATTACTTAGTACTCCAAATATACTACTAAATGCACCGATAATTGGACCGGCAAAGTAAGCAGCTAGACCTGCAATAATTCCTGCAATAGCTAATCCGTGACCTTCGAATTTTTTTAATCCTCCAGCTAAATCTCCTTCAAAGATTAAAATGATTCCGCTAAAGATATCTGACACGATGTTCATAACATCCATCATTATTTTTGCAAACTTTTCAGGGTCTGTAAACAGCATGAACATTCCTGCGAGACCAGCTAGAAACCCTACGCCTTTAACAGCGCCTTGTCCGAGGTTGGTTATTCCCGAAGATACCTCTTTTAATGAAGCTTGCATATTTAGAAAGATATCTGTTTGTTCGTCGTTTACTTTGGCAGCTTCTCTTCTTTTTTCTTCTGACTCAACCGAACTGCGTAACGCTTCAAGTTGCTCTCTGGCAATTTCAATATCATTTTCATTACCACTGGCAATAGCCTCTTCCAGTTGATTAGAGTATTCAGCAAAAGTATTTGCCAACATAGTTGACGTTTCTTTATTCTGGTATAAAGAGGTCTTTTGAAGCTCTTGGATTTTTTTACTCAGTTCATTGCTAGCAGTATCGGCTTCTATGATTTTACTTTGTTGTTCAATTTTCCTTGATAGTTCGGTCAGCATAGTTGCTGAGATTTTTTCATATTCCTTTTCTGGGTTTCTAGAAAACTCTAATGATTCTTTTTGCAGAGCTTCTAACTTAGCAAATTCGACATTAAGTTCTTCGGCACTCAGATTGCCGCTATTAATAGCTTCTGTTGATTTACGTAGCTCATCAGCTATTTTTCTACTAGTATCACTATTAAAATTTCCAGATTCTTCTGCTGATGAAATAAACCCTTGAATAGCTATCGTTTGTTCCCTTAAAGCTTCTTCCCTATCGTTTCTCCCGGAGCCACTAGAGGCTCTTTGAAATTCTCTAACTAGATCTGATAGGCTAGATCTATCACCTTTAGCTTCACCTAGAGCTCTTTCTGTACGTTCATTAGCCATTATTATTTACTCATTGCTTCTTTAGCATAGAATGCAGCTACGATTGCTGCCACCGATACAAAGTATGTTGGGGCCATATCACCTAGAGTATTAGCTGCTTGGTCTAATCCAAAAAGAGAAGCAATTACGACTGAAGAAGGATAGAGCAACATACCGCCTAGTGCAAACCAAGCCATTTTACGTTGTGCATCTCGCATTGCATCAGCATCTTCTAGTTCCTTACGTTTGAACTCTAGATGTATGTCTAATTCTTCGTTACTAATAATACCATCACCATTACTGTCTGCAGCATCTAGTAATGATCCGGGCTCTAGTTTTTTACTCATTATCGTTTCCTCTGTTGTTCCTGTATCCTTTCGTTTTCTTTCTTTATATGGTCTTGCAATAAAGCAACGTATATCTCCCTTTCAAAAGGCAGCATCTCGTCTAACTCTGTTAGACTATATCCGTGGTGCTGCATCATCGCAAAGTTTGTCTTATAATGGTTAATAAGAGTATCGTGAGAGAGGCCTACATAAAAAAACTAGTAAGACCCTTCAGCTGAACTTCATTAACCTTATCACATGATATACAATTATATCTAACATCGTGAGTTAGAGCAGGCATATCCTGGAAAAACTCTGCTACCTTTTTAAACTGGGTGCTAGTTAATCCATCAACAAAATCGACCACATCCGATCTTTTTTCATCCTTAGTGTTATGTACGTTTTCATCATCAAATATGCATTCTATGCAATCAGTGATTAGATTCATTACACCATCAACACTTGCTAGTTGCTTTTCGGTATACTTTTCCATATCGGTAATAGAAGGGTATCTAACCACTATTCCAACGGAATCGTTAATCATTATATTCTTTGATTCAGCACTAATAGCTGGCGGCTGGACATCATCAAGGTTAATAGAGACGTCGGTCATTGCCTCGCATGAATCGCATTTAAATCTTAGGTCTGCTCTTTCCCCAACAGACTTACCTCTTAATCTAAGAAACAAAACTTCAATATCTAAGCTTGTTAATTTATTTACGTCGATGTCATTAAATACACATCCTTTAATAACATCTTTAATTGCTCTAATGATCTGCTTTTGATCTTTAGATTCCATAGCAATCATTAATATCTTTTCTTCTTTAACCACATAAGGTCTGTACTCAACAGTAATTCCTAAGCTTGGTACCACAGTGGTATATTTAGAACTACTTACAATAGGTAAAGCCATAATTTAATTTCCTTAATTATACAATGTTATTTTATCAAAATGGTAATGCTGCTCTTATAGCAGATCCTGTACTACTCAATGGGCCTTCTGCGACAAATTTGTCATATGCAAATGTTACTGACATTTTCTGATATCCTGATCCACCATTATCTAAACCAATTGCTGCTACCATTACAGGATATGCTTTTCTTAGTTTAACCCCGTAAACAGGAACTAGCTCCTGGTTTAACTGTTGGATA